TAATTTAATAAACCTACTTAATGGTGGTGCAGCATCATTAGAAGAATTTAATTATGCAGTATCAGATGAATTTGCACAAAACGCAGAGTTTTTTAATGATCAGATAGCAGTTTTAGCTATACAATTTGATGGATTTAGAAAACAACTTACAGATGCATTACTACCATCATTAAATACTATTGTTGGTGTATTTAGTGAATTGTTTAGTGCAGAAAATGATTTTAGTGGATTTTTTAAGGCTATTGAAATAGGTATAAGAGGTATATCTATTGGAATATTTGCAACTGTAAAATTAGTAGATGAAGTTATAAGAGTTATTGGTGTAGCAGCACAACGCATACAGGGGTTTTTTGACAACATAAAAATTCCACCTTTTGTACAAAAATTATTAGGTGGTGCAGGTAATATTGCAAAAGATTTAGGTAATAGGTTTAAAACGCAACAAAAAAGTAACTTAACATCATTATTAGGTGAAGATTTTACAAAAGGTTTTTCTGATAGGTTTACTGAAAGTTTTAATAAAATACAACAATTATTTAGTGGTGAAACAAATGCACCTGCTAGTTATTTTCAAAATATAGAAAAAAGTGCTGAAAAAGCAGGTGAATCTATAGATAAAACATTTGGTCAACAAATGCGAGAAAAACTTAATACTTTTAGAGATAGCATAAAAACAGTACAGGAATCTATGGCAGATGTTGTTGTTAAGGGTATTAAAGGTATGGAAGATGCCCTAGTAAAGTTTGTAGAGACAGGAAAACTTAATTTTAGTGATTTAGCAAGATCAATTATTGCTGATATGGCACGTATAGCAATACAACAATCGATAACAGAACCTTTAACAAACTTTTTTAGTGGTTTATTTAAAAAGAATGCAAATGGTAATGCTTTTGTAGATGGTCAGGTACAGAAATATGCTTATGGTGGCATTGTAAATAGACCTACTATGTTTCCTATGCGTAATGGCATGGGTCTTATGGGTGAGGCAGGTGCAGAGGCTATATTACCTCTTAGAAGGGGTGCAAATGGTAAATTAGGTGTTGAATCATCAGGTGGTGGCAGTACAATTATTAATGTATCTGTAGATGCTTCTGGTACTGCTGTTGAAGGTAATACAGGTCAGGCTAATGAATTTGGTAACGTATTGGCAGCAGCAATACAAGCTGAATTGATTAACCAGAAACGTGCAGGTGGTTTATTATCTAACGCATAATTATGGCAACATTTCCTTCTATTGAACCTAGTTATGGATTACAAAAACAAAGTAGTCCAAAAATTAATATAGTCCAGTTTGCAGATGGTTTTCAACAACGTCAATTAGTAGGCATTGCAGCACATAAAAACCCAAAAATTTATAATCTTGCATGGAATAATATTACAGAAACAGATAGTGATACTATTGAATATTTTTTAAATGAACGTGCATTAGATCAGCAATCATTTACATATACCCCACCTAATGAACCATTAACAAAAACAGGTACTTATAGTCAATCTGGAACCACAACAATAACAATAACAATTACTGATCATCAATTATTTGCTAACGACTCAATAACTGTAGACTTTACTTCTGGTAGTGCTTCTGATGCAACCTTTTCTGTTGTTAGTCTCACAAGTGCAAATATATTTACAGTTACAGCTAGTGGTAGTGCTACAACTTCTGGAAACTGTACAGTAACAAGGTCAGGTGCAAAACAGTTTATATGTAAAAAATGGACAAAAAATATAAGAGTACCTAACAGGGCAACAATTACAGCTACATTTGAAGAGGTGTTTGAACCATAAATGGCTATACCTACAGAAGAGCTACAAAAGGCTAACCCTAGTGCAAAAATAGAACTGTTTGAAATACATTTAGTGGCTGCTTTACATGGCAGTAGTGATGTATCAAGGTTTCATAATGGCATTAATATGAACACTACATATAACGTCATTTTTCAAGGTAATACATATACACGCATACCAATAGAAGCAAATGGTTTTGAGTATGCAGCAACTAGGACAACAAGAGCAAGACCTACAGTAAGAATTAGTAATATCCTGTCAACTGTTACTGCATTAATGACACAAGCAAACCTAACAACACCAAAAAATGATTTAAATGGTGCAAAATTTAAAAGGTTAACCACATTATTACGTTATATAGATAATGCTAATTTTGAATCTGGTACTAATCCATTTGGTACACCTGCTAATAATACATATGAAAATCAAACATTTTTTATTGATAGAAAAACTGTAGAATCTAAGGATTTTGTAGAATTTGAATGTGCTTCTGCATTAGACTTACAAAATAGGTCAGCACCTAAAAGAATTATCACTAGAAAAGACTTTCCATCTGTAGGTACGTTTGCATGAACACATGGCAACAACAGGCATTACATCATGCTAAAACTGCATTACCTAATGAATCATGTGGTTTAGTTGTAGATATAAATGGTAAAGAAGAATATTACCCATGTAATAATATTGCTATTGAAGGTGTAAAAAGTTTTACCATAGATCCAGAAGATTGGATAAAAGCAGAAGAATCTGGAACTGTATTACATATTTGCCATTCACACCCTAATGGTGACTTAAGACCATCAGAAGAAGATATAAAAAGTTGTGATTATATTGGTTTATCATGGTTTATTTTTGACCCAGAAAATGACAGGTTACAAGAATTAAAACCAAAAGAATATAAACCACTTTTAACCAAAGATAAGTTTATTTATAGAGAAAGAACAGAAGAAGAACACGGTTTAAGAAGAATAAAAGTATATGGCAGGTTAGCAGAATTAGTAGGTTGGCACGTTAATTATGCAGATGTAAAAAATATTAAAGATGTATACAAATATTTAGCCTGTAATTATCCTGAGATTGAAAAATATTTAAATACAGAACATAATTTAATAAAAATAAATAATAACCCTTTAACTGATGTTGAAGATTTAACAATGAATAGTGAAGGTGATATTACAATTATTCCTATAGTCTCTGGTTCTATCTGGTGGTGGGTTGCACCTATATTAATTGGTGGTGGTGCTGCTGTAACTGCTGCTGCTACTGCTGGTACTATATTGGCAACTATTGGTACTGCTTTAGTAACTGCAGGTGTAACTATGGCTGTTCAAGGTGTTACTAATGCATTATTCCCACAACAACAGCCTACAGTAGGTGATGTGCCATCAGGTCTTAGTGAAACTGATGCGAGGGTTAATTATTCATTTAGTGGAATCCAAAACGTTAGCAGAAGTGGAATTTGCATACCTCTAATTTTTGGAGAAGTGTTTACTGGCTCTATTGTGGTCAGTTCTGGTACTGATACTGCCCCTGTTTATAGGAATTAATTATGACAATACCTAGTAATATAGATGATGCAAATACCTTAAGGTTTAATCAGAATGATAGAGAAGGGCAAGTTAATTTAAGATATACTGACTCAGAAATGAATGAGGGAGAAATTGGCTCACGTCAATTTGTAACCTTAGTAGATGTTATTGCAGAAGGTGAGATTGCTGGTTTTCCATCTGCTATAGATGCAGGTCTTACACCAGGAACTAATGATTATAATATTTGTGCCTTAAAAGATGTATTTTTAAACAATACACAAATAATGAAACAGTCAGCACCTAGTACTGGTTCTGATGATAGTGATTTTAATTTTGGTACATCAACTGCAAACAGACCTGCTTTTATTCCTCGTTTTGGTACAGCAGATCAAACAAAAATACCAGGTCTTTTAGAAACAGAAAGAGACAGACCAGTTGCAGTAACAGTAACGGTAGCAAGTCCACAAACAGTTACCATAACTGATACTTCTACTGAAGGTATAAGAGTAACTTTAGGTTTTCCTAGACTACAAAAAATAGAAGATGATGGAAGTATTTCAGGTGTAGATGTTTTATATGGTATTGATGTAAAAAATCAGGCTGGAACAGTAATTAAAGGGGTTTTATCTGGTGGTACTCCTTACTGGGTATTATCATCAGCAAGTAGAGCAATATATGCAGGGGCAAGTGGTCAAATATCAGGTAAATCTACATCACCTTACTTTAAAGATCACATAATATTTTTACCTGATGATACACAAGATTCAGATTTTCCTTTAACAGTAACAGTTACAAGAACTTCAGCAGATAGTACAGATGCCAGAATACAAGATGCTTTTGAATTTACTTCTATTACTGAGTTAATTTTTGAACCTACTACTTTTGCAAATACTGCTCTTGCAGCTTTACGTTTTGATTCTGAAATATTTAGGTCAATACCTAGACGTACTTATAGAGTCAGAGGAAGAAAATTATTAATACCCCAT